CATCTCCGGAACCCACGAGTCGCCGTTGTTCACGTCCTCGTCGATGTGGACCCTGTTGGCCGAAAAGCCTTGTGGGGGCTCTCCCTCTGACGAGAAGAAGTAGATTTGCCACCCATTGACCAACTGACAGGACTGGATGTACCGAGCGGACTTTAGAATCCACGACTTCTTGGACACCATGCGCGGCGGGATGAGCGGCGGAGCCGGCTTGGCGTCCTTGCTGCGGTGCGCGTCGGTGGTTGGGTCGTAGGCGCGCCACTCGCCGGTCTGCTCGTCCTTGATGATCTTGAACGCACCCGCCATGAACATGAGCGGATACACTACGAGCCCGATGTGCTTCCAATCTTTGCCAACAACGACGAGGATGCCGTCCTTCTCGGGGTACTTGCCGTGCGGATCACGGCCCGTCACTGCGCGGGCGTCCTCCACGAACGTGCAAAGCGATTTGCCGGAGCGGTTGCCACCAAGCACGAGGATTTCACTCGCCTTGCACTGGTGGACTTCCTCCTGCTGGCTCGTCGGTCGGTATAAGCGCAGTGCTTCGATGCGGCGGCTCGCCAGTTCCGCCTGCATCTCCTTCAACTCGTTCTGCTGGAATGTGCCCAAGCGACTGACCGACGGCAGCGGCGAAATCTTGGGGTGTTTGCGGCGCGACTTGGACATTGATGAACGCTCCCTGCATGCTGAGTGCGATGCTGCTTAGACGCTTGTCGAGTTCCGACTCCAACTCGGCGTCCGACCACTGGGTCAGTGGCTTCTTGGCGCCACCCAGTTCGGTGTTCTTGGTGACCAACCGGACGATGCCCTCCAGTAGTTTGGTGCGATGGGCTCCGCCCGGAGGTGCGTCGAAATACTGCTTGACCATCATGGCGGCGAACCCGCTCGTGCCGCCGAAATACTCCATGAGCCGTTCCAGCAACTCGCTGGAGTGCGGGATGTTCGCGCCACCGCGCTGCGCTGCCTGCGTGAACTGACGCAGGGCCGATGCCTCGATGGCCTTTGTGTCGCGCTCCTTCTGCTTGACCTTCTTGCCCCTGTTCACTTTAGCGCGGCACACAAGGCAGCGCGTGTCCCACTCGCCGGATTTCTTGCGGCGGTAATGGGCTGTGGTTAGCGGGGCGTCGTGGCCGCAGTCGATGCAGACGCGAGTGGACATGTCAGCGACTCCTCAGTCCGCGCCGAGCCTCTGGCTCTCCCGGACCAGCAGTGGCCGCCCGCTGCCAATCGCGATTGATTACTATCCCCAAATCCGATCCCGGAGACGGGAACCGATAATGCGACTGAGGCGGCAATTCTTTTATCTTGCGCACTTCGATCGCACTGGGCGCCAGCGCATGCAGTTCGTCGGCCGCACCTATGCTATTCCAGTTGTTGACCCAACTAATGCCAGCGCTCCGCATCGCCTCTAGCGCGTCTTCGGCCGTACCTCCGGACGCGATAGCCTCGCCAACAATGTTGTCGATTGCTGCTCGGTGTTCGGGCCTTGCGTAATCCAGCCCATCGCCGCCGACCTTTGCAAACACTACGCCAACGCGCCCATTTGGCTCTGAAGCCGTCGGGCTGCTCATTCTTTCGTGCGGCGCGCGTGCAAACGACACGCCCAGCGGTCGTTCCTCAAAGCCGCCGGAGATGCTGTCTAGGTTGGAAGACAGGTGTGACACGTAGTGGTCCCTCGCAGCGGACAGGCGCTTGGCTTCCGCGACCAATTCCGCCACACGAGCAGACCGCATGCTGGCCGCAGCGGAGCCAAACTTCGGCATGTCAGCGACTCCTCAGTCCGTCGAGTAGTCGCACGGCACGCCCTATATGCTCATCGGGAACGATGAACTCGCGTGCGTGATTTCTGCTGTTCTTCGTATATGGCGTGGCCGCGACGTTGAGGGATGGCAGGGCAGCGCTGGGAACGTCGAGGTAATAAATGGGGTCCGTGTCGTTTTCGCGCACGTAGAAATCCAATTGCTCCGGCGCGTCAGTAAACCAGCGACCGCTGGCGCCAAACGGGTTTGGGTGTGTCCCTCCAGTCCCCTCATCTTTCAGCGCCTCAAACTGCCGTCTGGTCATGCGCTGCCCAAATGGGCCGTCCATCATGTCGTCCAGCGACCACGCGGAATCGGAAGGCAGTTTTCCGGCCCGATACAGGCGCGTGTTTCCTTCTTCCGGAGGCGGCAGCGCGCCGGAGCGCTTGGTGTAGTCGTGGATGCGCCTGTCCCACTGCTCGCGCAGCGCTGTCTGTGGAGCGACGCTGGGCGGTGCCGGCTTCGGGGGCGGTGGAGGAGGCGGAGGGCTGGCCTGTCCTATCAATTCCGGGATACGACCAGCGCGCAGAGAGGCCGCAGCAGAGCCGAACTTGGGCATGCGTCACCTGTCGGCTTGCGGGACGCTGCGGATCATCGGCGCCATGCCGTCCTTCGGCGTCGGCAGGCTCCCGGCACCCACCTCGCGCTTGGCCTTGAAGTCCTCCAGTTCCGGGAAGTCGAGGAGGCCGGCCCTGCCGAGTTGATCCATGATCGACGCGCGATCAGCGTCGAACTGCGTCATCGGGTCTGGCTGATTGCGGATCGGCACGTCAGGCACCAATAAAGAAGCCGCAGGAGGGTGTCCGAACCCCCCTGCGGCTACAGTGACGCGACACTGGCGATGAGATCAGAAGCCCGCTTCCGTCTTGACGAGGATGCGACCGGAAGTCGTGGCACTCGTCGCGATGGCGTAGCCGAGCAGGGGGTTCGTGCTCTTCGCAGCCGCCGAACCGTCCGTTGCCGACAGGCCGTAGGCCGCACCCGCCGCAACCGACGTCGAGGTCTTCGTGACCGTCGAGGGGCCGTTCACGACGAGCCAGAAGATTTCCCCGTCCGGGACACCAGCGGCCGGCAGGTACTCGTCCACCACGCCCATGAGGAGCGTCGTGGTCGCAGCCTTGCCGTCCACCTCCGAGAGGATCGCGCTCGCCTTGAACTTGGCGACATCGCCCGGAAGCAGGGCACTGCCGCTCGTGTTCTTGACGGCTACGCACTCGACGGTGTGGTTGCTGTTGAGGACGCCCGTCTTGGGGTCTTCGTCGCGGAACGTCTTGCGAACGCCCACGATGTTGGAACCATCACCGACATCGGCCTCGTAATAGGTCTGGGTGATTCCCAGAACCTGCCCGCGCGCGAATCCCGGATCAGCGGTCAACGTACTCATCTGCGGAGTCTCTCCTTACTCAGGCCAGAGCGGCGAACTTCACGAAGTTGCGAGGTGACTTCATCTTGATGTTGGCGAGGACCGTGACCGCGTACCTATACGCGGAAAGTTCCTCGTTGTAGAACGGTCCCTCTGCTTCGAGCAGTTGGCCGGTCATCACCTTCATCTCCATGTTGCCGATCGACAAGGCGTACCCGACGCCCGACGGCACGGCGTAGTCGCTCGCGGTTTCGATGCCGTCGATTTCGACCACATCGCCGAAGCCGTACGACTTGAGGCCGTTCGTCTTCGACACGATGGCGCGCTCGCGGCTGTCGAGCCGGTTGAGGAACTGGATGTAGAGCGACCGATCCAGAAGGATCATGTCGATCTGGTTCTCGCGCGTGTCGTTGCGCTTGGCATGGTGGACCGACTCGCGGATCGCCTCGATGCACTGATCCTTCCACGTCGCGGTGGCGCCGCCGAAGGCCGTGCTGGTGTAGTTGCACACCAGCGGGCTCCAGAAGTCGTACTCGGGGTCGGCCGGAACCTTCGGCCACGAGCCCGTCGCCAACTGTGAGCCGGCGTACTGGCCCAGACCCGTCTTGAGTCCGGCGTACTCGTCGTTCGGGAAGCCGAACGGGTCGGCGGCGTTGGCAGTGCGCTGCGCACCGGTCGCGACGTTCACCGTGCCGTTCACGGCGAACATGGACTCAAGGCCCATCCACCGGTTGTCGTTGCCGCTGGCGTACCCGTCGATGAACACCTCCCTGCTCAGGTGTTCCTCCATCGACTCCCGCAGCCGGTTCGACATCTTGCCGGCCACGTCGATCAGTTGCGCGGGGCCGCGATTCTCCAGCATCTCGCGCTTGGTGATCTGATCCGTCACGGAATACCCGCGATACGGCAGGTAGGCGCGCTGCCACAGATTGTGGCGAGCGAAGACTCGGGGCGACTCGCCCGTGTACGAGGACACGGGGATGTTGCGATAGCGGACCTGCCAGTCGAAACCGCGACCTCCCTGATTCATCGCGACGTTGCCGTTCGCCTGCAAGGCCGCGAAGACCTTGAACTTGCGAAACGTCGTCTGCTCCTCTTCCTTGAGGTGCAGGGTCAGGGTGGTGCCGATACTACGGGCCCAGTCGACGCTGCTCGCCATGTCTTCCGTCTACCTTTCTCAGAGGAGTCCGGCCCGTTTTGCTTGCTGGGTCAGACGTTGCTCGAATGTCATCGGCGCCTGTGCTGCACGAGGGTCGTCAGAGGCAGTCGCTCGACTGGGGTTCCTTGACGCTTCCCTCCTAAGAAACTCTATGTCCCTCTGGGCACGAGTTGTTGCATCGGGCTGCGCAGCCTGTGGCGCAGATGCGTCCGCAGGAGCGGCTTGAGCAACTGCACCAGCAGGAGCAAGTTGTGCGTTTTGCGCGGGTAAAACCGCCTCAAACGCGGTGCGCTGCTGCTGCTGCTGCCGAATGCCTTGCAGTTCGTTGTGCAGTGCATTTTCCAATTTCATCTCTGCAAAACGCCACCGCATTTCCGGTGACGTGA